TTCACGGCGTGCGTGAGCATTGAGGCCGCGTCTTCGATTCGCGCCTCGGCCTTTGCGAGCAGGTTCACGTTCTCCGCGCGCTCGGCCATGAGGACCGAATACTTTGCGGCGGTCGTGACCTCTAGTTGCTTCGATAACTGCTCGACTTTCGCAGCGAGAGCCGCGCCGGTCTTTGCGTGTTCGTCGGTCGCGCGTGCGCGGCAGAACTCTTCAAGCTCGGTGCGGATCTGCGGCTCGGCCTCCTCGAAGGTGCGTTCAATTTCCGCGTTGAGATGCTCGCGAAGTTGCGGCAGTTGCTCGACCAGTTGCCGCAGCTCGGTGCGCTGCACGATTGCCAACTCGATCAGCCGTTCGATTTGTGTCTGTGTATCCATTTTGTTAAAGAGTTTTTTCGGTTGGCTTTGCGAGTTCGATAATGCCCCTGCCGTTCAAAATTGGCTTTGCGCTTTCTGCGAGCCGATCAGTCACGTCGCGCCGAAAGTGCGCGATCGCTTCGATCCAATCCGTCGCCGACATCTTTTTTTCCGATCTTGCTGGATCGCTCGCAACCGATCGCGCGTCGAACTCAATGCGCGCATCGACTGGCGCGGAGTTCGCCTGCTTAGTTTCCGCTTTGTTCAGCCGCTCGACGATCGCCGTGGCCCACGAATAGCCAGCGTCTCCGCCCCAGCCATTCCACGCCTGCCAGCCCTTGCCTTGCGTCTTCCAAGTCGCGCCCTGCTTGTCGATTTCGTGGCGGTCGAAATATGCCTTCATGCGCCGCACGGTGTCCTCGGAAAGCGGGCGCTTGTTGAGGATGTCGCGAGCGCGAGCGAGACCGACAGCAGTCATCCCGCGATTCGATGGCGTCGCCTTTTCGCGAGCAGCGAGCGCGCGCTTCGCGTTCGCGATCATCGCGTCGTTTGGGATGTAGCTGCCATCCGCGAAGTTGATCGTGACGAGGTTTGCGCTGTTCTCAACCTGCTCGACGGGCTCAGCCGGTGCGGGCTCAGCCGGTGCCGGTGCAACGCTCGCCGCCTGCGCCTCTGCCGCGCTGACGCCCACCGCGTCGCCTGCTGCGGCTGCGGCTGCTGGCGTGCTCGGCAACGAGTTTGTCGTGAGCCGAATCGCGGTCTCGGGCACGCCGTATTTTTCGGCGAGCTGTTTGACGTAGGCGGCCTCGATTGCGATCTGCTCCAGCCGCGTGAAGGCGTCCGTGCCTTCTTCCGCTGCGATTTCTTGCAGCGACTTCGCGCCCTGCCGATTTTCGTTCATGTTCGCGGCGCTCTCGCGGCCCACGTCGATCGAGAGCTTCGCGGGGAAACGCCACTCGCCCGAGGTCGCGCGACGCAGTGCGTGCACCATCGTCTCGCCCGCGAGCAGCGGAGGCGGCGGGATTTCTCCGCGCGCGATGGCGTCGAGAATCACGGCGTCCTTGATCGGGTCGAGAACCTTGTCGGTGAGCACGCCTTGCTGGCGGGTAAAGACGCGATCGGCTGCGGCGAACTCGGCACGGACGCTTGGGCCTTTGTAGTCCTGCGTGCCGAACAGGACGCCCTCGGGCACGCCCACGCCGAGCGCGATTTCGTGCATTAGATGCTGCACGAAGCCGGTGAACGCCTGCGACGGACGCGACGGCATCACCTCGACGCGGTCCGAGTTCTGGAAGTAGCGAATCATCCCGACCTCGGTGAGCTCGTTCTTTTGCTGCTGCCCATTCGGGAGCGAGAGCGCAGGATTCGGCTGGAACAGATTGCGCGGATTCGCGATGCCTCGGTCGTTGAAGATCAGCGCGGCCTGTTGCGACGAGAAACGCACGCCCGCCTTCTCGGCTTGCAGGATGTCGTGAAGCATCCGAGCCGTCTGAATCGCTGCGTGGAAATCTGTGATTCCGCGATACTGGTCCACGCGGAATGGGTCCATGTAGTGACAAAACTGATTCGCAGGAATGTCTTCCGCGCCAAAATAAACGCCGTCGCGACTCACGCGATAAATCCGATAAGCGACTGGCTGGCCGAAGTCGTTTGTGATGATGCCTTGGAAGTAGTTGTTCGACGCGACCGCCGTGTCATTCGGATTGCCGATGCGCGTCGCGGGCACGAGCTGGAGCTTGAGCCCTTCGCCGCTGCGACGGATGACGAATCCGCAGTCACCATCGACCGGCCTTTCCTCGGCTGCGAGCTGCACGAGCTTCTTGAAGCTGTGCCGGTTCGTCACGTCGCACGTCTTACACCACGAATGAAAATACTCGCTGATTGTCTGGTTGTAATCGCGATCGCCAGTCGTCGGCGAATACTCATTCGGCGTCAGATAGGTGCCGAACTTGCGCGAAATTTCGCGAGCCTCTGGGAAATTCTGCACCAAATCCTGAGCCTCATACATCATCACGACGCGGTCCCGCTGATTCTGCGACGACTCCGCTGGCTGTGCGTATTGCTTCGGAGCATACAGCCGGTTCGTCCGCGCGGCGTTGTATTCGAAAAGTGACTTGGCAACGCGAGCCTCCAGCCGCTTCAACGCCCACGTCGGTGCGATGTTTTCGAGCGCGCGGTCGAGCCACGGCTTTTGGGCGATCAATTTTGACGCGTCGAAAATGTCGTTGTCCATGTTGTTCAATTTCCGGTGAAGCTCACGAAGGTCGTGTCTGTGGACGTGCCAGCCGCGTCCGTCAATGCGTCCTGCAAGTTGCCGAGCATATTGTTGAGCGCGTTGAGGTCCGCGCGGCTCACGCTCTTGCCGTTCAAGCTGTAACTCTGGTTGAGGAGCACGGCTTGAATCGCGTCAATTGTCTTGGTCTTGAGCGCGGTCAGGGTCGCGCTGTCCAGTCCGAGAAATGGGTTGTCGAGCATACTTGTGCCCGAAACGTCAAACTAGGGTCAGTCCTTCGGAGGTAAGTAGCGGATGACGTTCGCAATCGTCGCCATGCAGAGGAGCATCGCGCTTGTATCCAAGCCGTGATTCGGCGCGTTGCTCTTTACCTCGCGCCACTCCCAAACGCCGGTGCGAATCTCCACCTTCGACTCGCCCCGCAGGTGTTCCAAATAGAGCGGGTTCACGTCCGCAGGCAGGAGCCATTTTAAATCGCCCTTTGCTTCGAGCGCGTTCGCCAAGAGGTCCTTGAAGTAATCGCCCGACCAGTCGTAATAATAGACATCCCCGCCTCGGTAGTCGCTCACGCGCGGCTCGGAGAACGGGAAGTTGATGAGCTTGTCGCTCGCGTCGTCCTTCATCGTCCACGTCTTCCGAGCGTGCCCGCGCATCCCTCGCCACCCGAAGTCCGCGCAATCGCGGTCCACGTCCGCCGGTCGATAGCCACGATCTTGAGCCACGCACGCGTCTTGCACCTTGTAACGGTATTGCATCTGGCGAAGCTGGTCCCGCGTCTCGATGCGCCCGAAGTAAAGTTGCTTGTAGGTCGGCCCCGTTGCCGAGCTGAACGCCCCGATTTCAACCCACCAGTGATCTTGCTGCCGGTCAATCGACATAAAGCGGATCACCTCGCCCTCGATGCCTTCGCCGTTCGAGAACTGGGCGACGGTGTAGTCGGATTTTTGGACGAAGAGGTTCACCACCTTTTTCTCGACAATCCACGGGCGAGCCTCGCGCTTCGTGCGGAACTCGATCTTCATCTTGTCGTCGCCCTGCCGCACGTGGTGATTGTCGGCCTCGCAAAACTCCTCGACGAGTAACCGCATCGGGCGACTGACGACGGCCTCCACGCGGAATGACTGCACCTCTCGCGGCGCCGCTGGGTTCATCGCAACAAAGCGGCCGGCACGTTTCCAGCCGTTGCGCGTCGTGTCCGTGTCTGGTGATTCGTGCCCGCAGTGAGGGCACCGGAACCGGCACGAGGCGACCGCGCGAGGCACGTCCCACGTCTCGTCATCGCGCTTCGCTGCGGCGTCCCAGACCACGCCGCCCCGCAAGCCGGTGTCCTCGTTCTTGTCCAACGCGAAGGCGATCGGATGCACTTTGCGGCACGACGGACATTCCGTGCTCCACTCCTGCTGGTTTCCTTGGCGGAAGCTGGTGTCCTCGACGTTGCCGGTTTCGAGGTCCATGATCGGAGCCTGCGAGGTGTTGTAAATCTTCGAGCGCCCGACTTCCTCGAAGCGCGAGACGCGGGCGACGGCGTGGCCGTAAACCTCCTGCCATTTCGGAAGCCAGATTTCGTCGTTGATCTTGTAGCGAATCGACTGGCTCTGCTGGCTGGAAAGGTTCGCAGGGTTCAGCAAAAAAAAGAAGCCGCCGAAGTAAATCTCCGTCGTCGTTCGGTGCGGTCCCACTCGCGGAAGCATCGCCGCAACCGGCTTGCATGATTCGAAAATCGGGTTGAGCCGTGACTTGGCGTGCCGGTCGATCATCTCGTCGGTCTGCATGGTCCACGAGATCGGCCCCGCGTCGTTGCAAATCAGCCACGGCACCCAGATGTCAGCCACGAGCGTGCCGCCGATCTGCACCGCCTTGCGGAAATGCACGCGGCGGACCAGCGGATTTTGCAACGCGTCAAAGATCGGAATCAGCCACGGCGAAATCTTCACGTTAAACGGTCCGCTTGTCGCGTAGGACTCGGGCAAAATAATGTGCTTCCTCGCCCACTCGTAGATCGGTGAGCGGTCGGGCTGCGGGAGGCGCAGGGTGGCGCAGAGGAGGTCGGAGGCGGTCATGTCCTGATGATCTGCGGACAGTTCCTGCGGGCGTCGCAAAGCCGCTGGATGTCGTCCTCGGTGATTCTGTGATTCTGCACGCCCAAGCCTCCGCTTAAATTGCTCACGCTTTGCCGGTCGCGCCGGTCGCGCGTGCGTCTTGTAATCGCGAATGACGGGTCAGCGTTCTGCCAATGGGCTCCAGCGAACCAAAACGAATGGTCGAACGTCCCGCCATTCTGCGTGTGATTCCCGAGCCCGAGCTTGATCTTGCGATTTGCTCGAATGACGACCGGCTTCTGGTAGGGTCGATTTCCTTCTGATCGGTTGTTGGCATCTCCATGCGTGCGCTGCGGCACCGGCGGGCGGTCAAGATCGAGGTCGGCCTCGGAGTGATGCCGGAAGACGTTTCGCATCCGCGCTTCGACGACGGTAATGTGGCTCGGAACGCTCGCGAGGTAGTCGTGCGGCGGCACGCAATTCCACGCCCAGATGAACTCGTCAGCGTCCACGACGATCTTCCAGTCGAAAGACGACGGCTCGGCGAGCAGCGCGTTCACCGTGTCGGTTTTGATTCGGTCATCCATCCCCGCAGGAAACTCAAAGTCGAGCACGCGGACGTTGCGCGCGACTTCGAGAAACTCGCGCGTCCGGTCCGACGACTTCGACACGACGGCGAGAATCTCGTTGGCCCATGCGTAATGCTGCACGAACAAGCGCGCTAGCGTTTCCTCGTTGTAGAAAAAGCAGATGACTTGAACGCGCGGCATGGGTCACAGTCCTCGCGGCGATTCCCGCGCCGAGCGTTTCACCCACGCCGAGAACGCCCGCGACTGGCTCACGCCGCGAAGCGTGCACCACGCGGCGAAGCGTGCGGCGATGTCGGGGCGGACGCGCATCGTCACGCCGACGGCCCGCTGGTCGGGCGGGAGCGGCTTGCGGCCTGCGCCGGTGCGTTTGCCGCCGGCGGTC